ACGATTGGGTAGCCCAGCTTACGCAGTGCGCTGATAGTTGCTGTGATGTTCTGGATGGAGTAATCCACCAAGGCTTCACGGCGGGAGATGCTCTTTGCTTTACGCAAGTGATTCAATACGATGTCGAGTTGATTCATATTAGTCTTTCAATGGAAAAATTTAGTGATTGCTTCAGTGGTCTGCTTGCCAACCAAGCGGTCAACCTCTGTGTCACCATCGAACTTAATCAAGGTGGGAACGGAGCGGACGTTGTACTTATTCAAGATTGGGTCACCAGCCGTAGCGATGCAGACACTGAGAGAAGCGTGTGCTTCATGTGCAGCTTCCGTAACGATAGGCTTCATGGCTTTACAGGGAGCACAGGTTGCTGTGGTCACCATTAGGTAGTTCATTACATGAATCCCAATACAGTACCGAGAGGTGCAACCACGATACCTAAGGCACGTGCAGCAAACATGGCAGTAATATCACCACCTAACATGGCAACAAACTTAATCACGTTATTAACCCAGCCGTAAAAGCATGTGGCTACCAGTGCCAACCAAAGCAGTGCGGCTGTAATCTGTGTGTTTTCACTCATCAAAATTCCCTTGGAGTTTCATCTTTAAAAATAGGTACGCTGTCCACTTCGTTCAGTCGTCCAGTTACTGGGTTGTAATTCAAGAAACCTGCTTCACCGGTCTGTCCTGTGAAACGGTTCTTTAATACCCGCAGTGTGGTGACGTTAGGGTTGTCACCTTGTTGGTCACGCTCGAGTCCAATCACCATGTCAGATAACTGAGCAATGGCGTGTGAACCCCGCAACTGTGAGAGGGATGTCTTACCACCCTCTTCATGGCTCTTGCCTTCAGGACGCTTTAAGTGACTCACTAAGAACAAGCCAACACCAGTCTCTTCAACCAGTGTGCGGAGCTTGGTCATAGTCAAGTCAATCAGTCGCCTTTCATCACCGCCCTCAATTCCAGAAACGACAATGCTGAGATGGTCAAGAACGACCCAGTTGCAGCCACAGCCACGCGCCAAGTATCGAATCCGGGATAAAAGATTATCCAAATCAGAAGAGCCAAAATGGTTATAAAGGAACAGGCGCTCCGAACCAACAGTATGCTCATAAGCTTGTCGAAATTCCTCATCAGTAACTCCTTCACGAGTAATGTGCAGTGGTTTATTTAGTTCGATACCCATGAGACCCAGAGCAGTACGCTTAGGGTTCTCTTCGAGCATCAGCAGACCAACGGTTTCACCTTTGGATAACAGGTTGTGAGTAATCTCACGGACTATGGCGCTCTTGCCAATACCTGAACCGGCTGTAAAGGTAACTAGCTCACCCCTACGTGCCCCCTTAGTGATGTCGTTAAGGGCATCCCAAGGGTACAGTTGTGTCTCAATCACTTCGTCAGTGGAGAGTTGCTCCCATAACTCAGAGCCTGAGATAACACCATCTGGTCGGTAGACCTTGGCATTCCACATGGCATTGATAATCTCATCTGGCTGTCCAGCCTTCAGAGAATCGTTAGGGTCTTTGCGGGGAAGTATTGCAATCTTTGCCTTACCACCCTCGAACAACTCGGCACATTCCTTAGCAGCTTTCTGCCCGGGTTCGTCCATGTCGAACATGAAGATAACTTCCTCAAAGTTATTGAGGTACTCCAAGTTCTTACGGACGGCTTTAGCTGCACCAGCCGCACCATTGGGTACTGACACGGTTGCCCACTTGTTACCTTGAGCTTGACTCACAGAGAGACAATCAATCTCCCCTTCGGTCACGACAATCTTCTTGCCTTTGCTCCACAACTTAGCACCGAAGAGTTGGGCTTCGTCAAGAGAACCAATTATGTAGAACTCTTTGTTTGCTCCGCGAACCTTCTGAGCTACCAGTTCACCCGCTTCGTTGTAGTACGGTGCAATCTGGACTGTATTGCCATTTGTAGTTCCCACGACATAGGAAAATTTTCGGCAAGTATCTTCAGTAATTTTTCGCTTAACCAAGTCTTGAAACGTACCATCGAGGAAGTTACCTTTCTTGCTAGAGGTTGTTGGTTTGGAGGGAGTCTCGCCACCGGATGTATGTGCTAGACATACGAAGCAGTGGGTATGACCATCTGTGTACAAGGCATTCCCGTCTGAAGAACCGCACTTGTCACAGGCGGTCTTAGCTACGAGGCTGCTCTCTTCTCTTTCAACCATGATGCGGGGATTTCCTTATCTGCGTATTTGAAACCGTTCTTGTTGCACCAGTCACCGTAAGTGGTGGCACTTAGTTTGGTGATGCGTGAACGTGAGTTGCTGAAGACGAAGCGAATGTCCAATTCAGGATGCTGGGTCTTAACCAGAATGTGTTTCTGTCTGTCCGCTGTGACGAACCGTCCCTTGCTTTCGATAATGATTCCATTGTCGAGAACAAAGTCCGGTGTGTACTTGGACTCACGCTGAGGTCTGGTGTATTTAATAACCATCTCCTCAAACGTGAAGGGAACACCTTGCGTTCGCAACTTAGCTGCAATAGCTGCCTCTAAGCCGGAACGAAAGCCGTACTGAAGACCTACTTGTTTAGAAGTCTTTTTCGTTGTTGCCATCTGAACTTTCACCAGACTCATCAGAGAAGCCTGACTCGTTAGCTGGGTTAGATTCGTAACCATCTTCTTCACCAAAGCCGTAGCCTTCAGAAGACTTGTTACCACCTTCACGCAACTCAATAATCTGAGCAGCATTCAAGCGCAACTTGAGACCAGCAATACCTGTACCGGCAACAAAGTAGGGAGCAGCCTCAAATGAGACCTTACCCAATGTGCCACCCCAGATGTTCTCGACACCAACCAAAGGCTTACCTTTAGAGTCGAACAACGCTGGCTTACGGTTCCAGACCTTACCGTCTTTCTTAGACTTGCCGGAGGCATTCATCGAGAACTTGAACAACAGGTTACCTGTCTCTTCTTCGGTCTCTTTGTCATACTCAACGGTGTAGAAGTCATTGACCTTCAACTCTTTGAGTTTCTTACGGGCTTCTACTTTCAGTTCTTTGAACTTTTCTTGACCCTCCGAGATAGCTTCATCAAAGATTGGTTGGAGCTTCTCGATTAAGGGAGCAGCTTCTGCCTCAGAGAGAATCAGAACTACTTTGTATTCGCCATCTTCCTTTGGATATTCTTTAGTCCCGTAGTCTGGAGTTAACAGAGCGGGGTAACGGAACGCACCCTTAGGGGATACGAATGAAGGGTTCTTCTTTTTTGTTTCTGCCATTTTTCTATTTCCTTATTTCTTCAGGTGGTACTCATGAAAGCTTGGGATGTCGATTCCGTCTTCACGGAGTTCTTTAATCATCGAGTAAGGGAGTCGAGTTCCCTGATTGAGTAAGGCGATTGCCTTGCCGATAGTTGATTCCATTTTGTTTTCCATTTGTGGTTGAACGCTTTTGAGTCCTGTAGGGGTGGGCAATCGAACACCGTTGATTTCATTCATCTTTTTTCTCTCTGTTTAGGTGACTGTTTCTGATTGGAAACTAATTAGGCAAAGCAATACATGGAGTCTTTGACACCCTCTAAGTCCAACGTGCCACTCTCCAGTGGGTCTGGCAGTTCCCCTAAGAGTTCCTCATCAGTGATTGACGAAGCAATAGCTGCACGGAAGTCTGCGAGTACATCGTTCTTCTCATACATGTCCACGAATGTGTCACGCACTGTAAAGAAAAGTTTGTCAGTGTCCGCAGCATGAGTACCAAAGGAATCATGAATCATTGCAAAGCTGTCGATGCCTTCATCAGTAGCAGCACACACAGTCATCATCAAGTGAGAACTATCCAACGAGTGAATCCAGTTAGGACTAATCGCTGAGGTCTGCTTGCGATAGTCGAGCTTGTCCAAAGGCTCACGTAAGGTCAAACGAATCTTGCCATTGATAGCTGTCTCCACACGGCGCTCTTTCATGCACACGTAAGACTGCTCCACAGGGAACCCCGCAGGTGTCACCCAGTTAATCGCTTGCTTTGCCTTATTGGCAACACCAGCAACAGCCTTCACCCAATCCATAGCCTGACCGGCAGCAATCAAGGTGACCGTAACGGACTCCCAGATTTTCTTAGCGAGGTAGGCAGCGGCACGAAATCCATCACCTTCAAAGGGAAACTCTTCACCCATAGACTTCTTAGCGGGAGTGATGATGTCCTCCATCAGTTGGTCTTTAAAGCCATACTCACGAGAACCATAGGCGAGTGTCATCACGGAACGCTTAGTAATCTTTCGGGTGATTCCAAAACCAAGCCATTGAGAGGCGATAGTCTTCGTCCCTTGCACTACCATTCCCTCGGCATTTAAGGTGTCTTCTGTGCCCTTCTGGAGGTCTTCTTGAATCTTCTCGAGTACCTTGTTGGCTACCAGTTGGTATACGTCAGCAGGTTTGTCTTGAGGAACCAAGTTCACAGCAGCACCACCTACTGCATCACGCAACATAGCAGAGAAGTGTTGGATGCCTGAGCAGCTACCGTCCAGAGCAATAGGAAGATGAGAGATGTGTGCTTCACCCTTCTCGCAGTACCCTGCCCACTCAAAACAGAATGACAAGAACTGCCAAGGCTTATCAATTTCCACACCATTGACTGAACCTGCCCAGCCACGATTCGTGTAGGGGTCTTTAGCGATAGCCAGAATCTCCTCCTCGTTATCCTCTACCCAGTTAACACGTTCTTGGAATGACACCTTATCGACACCTGCAATGTTTGCACCGTGGATAGCTAACCACTTCACACCCTCTTCACCCAGAGCTTTACCTTTGGAGAAGCGGAGCAATGCCTTCTGGAAGTCACTACCTTGTGGGTTGAGTAAGGGCACTGCGTAGACACGACCACGGAAGTCCAGTTGGTAAGGCATGAAGACACGCTTGAATTCTGCATAGCGTTTCGCTACGTCCATAGTCATGGAGAATGCAATACGTGCTGAGGTGTCCTCAAGGTGGTTACGGTGTGCCTGAGAGGCATCTCTACGCCACTGCATGGCTGCTGCTAGGTTGGTGTCGATGTCCAGAGGCTTCAAGGGCAACTCTAGGTCACCACGAGTAGGTAATCCACCCAGTGTGCTGCCGTTCTCCCACAGGGTATCCATCACTGCTAGTACTTCAGCATTAATCTGCCAAGCTGTGCGTTGTAAAGCATTCACTGTCTTGTACACCATAGGCATCTCACGGCTACCGTAGAGGCTCTCCATACGCTTAGAAGAGACACGCTTGATGAGCTTGAGGGGTGTGAGGTTGCTTGTGATGTAGCCACCATCGTAGGGATTAGTCCAGTCACGTGGCTGTACGACCATAGGCTCAAAGGGGTTACGGATACCAGCCATGTTGTACTTCTCCAACCATGCCACTGTTGCTGGCTTGGCTGTGATGACAGCAATACTCTTGATGCCCATCTGTTTCACCTGCATGTCCACCAAGTCCAGCTTAGTGACTACTAAGTCGAGCATCTTGCTTCCAATGAGGGCGCGAGACACACGACTCCACTCCACCCATCCATCTTTGAAGTACTCTGCACGGCGAACTGCATAGACATGGCGGTAGTGCTGTGAACCACGCTTCATGGTTCCCTTAACGATGGAGTCATATACACGCTTCTCTTGGTCACGGATGGAGGCGAGGCGTTGCTCATCTTCCAGTGCTGTGCCAATAGTGACAGCCAGACCGGCTGCTGTTTGAGTCCCTGAGATACCTGCAATGACCGTCTTGAGGACGATAAAAGCCATCTGGTCGGAGGTGATGTTGTCCCCAATGAACCGTAGGACGGTATGTTTCTGCCCTGCCTTACCTGAACCTGCCTCCTCTTTGAACTCTTGGATGGCATTAGCCAACAAACGGGTGTAATTGGAGATGAGTTTGGTTCCGTACTGGGTGTGGTCTTCTGAACCACTAGCTTTGGCTCTATTTACCCCACGGAGGTAGCTTTCTACCCCTCGTTGCTTCATAGATTCCTCGAGGGAAATCTGGACTTGCATGAGGTTTGGTTGGTCGTTGTTTTGCAACATATCGATGCCTTAGGAAATAGATTGGAGATTGGAAACTAATTGGACGAGAAAAAGCCCCAAAGCCTTATGAGCACTGGGGTTTAGTCTGTTTTGGGTGGTTGGTGTCAACCGTGTCAGATTGTGTCTGACACCAGATGTGACACAGTTTCCAAGTTGCTGTCTAATTGTTTGGTGGGACTGGTCGGACTCGAACCGACACGCCTTGCAGCACTTGATTTTGAGTCAAGCGTGTATACCAATTTCACCACAGTCCCAACTTAATTCACCGGACGCAGAGTCTTTTGAGTCCCGAGCCTAGCGAAATAAGTTCAATTAAAACAACAACTTACGAAAAACCTGTGTCAACTATACATCATACCTGTGACTGTTTCGACATGGAAACTGACACCAGTATTATGCTGCTTTTTGGAACCCTTCTAATGCCTCAATACCCTCGTCCATTGTCCGTGGGGATAGGTGCATATAACGCTGGGTAACCATGATGCTCGAGTGTCCCATCCAGTTCATGATGAACGGGGCATTCTTTCCTGCTTGGGCTAGTCTGCTGGCGCATGTATGACGGAGCATGTGGACAACAAACTGTTTGTCTTCAGCCATCTTCATATAGTCCACCAGCATGTCCCACGCTCTACGAAGCTTGGAGACACTGAACCCTTCAAACACCAGAGCATTACCTTGGAGTTTTCTCTTGGCAATGATGGCTCTTACACGACTTGTGAGGGGCACTGCACGGGCACGTTGGGACTTGGTAGAACCTGCCCCAGCATGCAAGATAGCTACATGTCCATCACTGTCTGTCACCTTGAGTCTCAGTAGTTCACCTCTACGGAATCCCGTATCGATGGCACACTGAATGAAGTCCGAAAGGTCGGTAAGTCCATTGACCTCACAATACGTGAGAGCTTTAGACTCTTCTTCACTTGTCATAAACCGAATACGGTGTTCTGACTCTCTTCTACGTTTCAACTTAGGGATAGCCTGAATCCATCCTTCATCCTCTGCTAGGGTCAACATTACGGATAGTGCTGACAGCTTACGGTTGATAGTGGAACCTGCGTTACCTTGCTCTGCGAAGTGCAGTTGCATGTTACGAATACGCTCTGGGGTTACTTGGGAGACTGGTAAGTCTGCACCTAGAAAGTCCTTAACGAGTCTTGCGTTCAACTTTAGTTTCTCGCTTGATTGACACTCAGACCAGCGCATCTTGCATGTGAGCATGTACAGCATACCCATAGTTGTATCTACCGTTGTTGGAGACTTGTGGGCTGCACCCAGCTTTTTCATTGTCTCGTTCAACTCGAACTGCTTTGCTTCTTCTTCCGTACCGAAACTCTCACGGATTCTATCCGCTCCTGAACCGATACTCACTACCCATCTCTTACCTCTGAGATTAATAGGCATTGATTACACTCCTTCAATTAAGCCCTCAACTAACTTCTTCCCAGCCGGTGTGAGGACAATCACCTTCTGCCTACGGTCAACAGGGTTGTCGTATGCGTGAATCAACGACACTCCTGCATTCTGTCGATACTTGGGGATGAACATTAAGTTCGCCATGTACCTTGAAGCTGTACCCATCAAGAGACCACACTGACCCGTGATGTCTCTCAATGAAGACCCTTCGTTCTTGGCTACCGCGAGGAAGAACTTGATTTGCCCTAAAGGCATCTCTGAGTCCACCTCGCTAATCTTTCTTATTACGTCTTCCAACTTACTGACCTTGTTACGGTCTTTAATGCTCATGCTATTCATGAGTTCACCTATCTGTCTATTTAGTAAAGTAATCCAGTGCTATGTAAAACCAAAGAAACCATACTTCTGTACCAAGGGAGTCTCGAATAATCACTGGAGACCACTCGAAACTCCCTGACCAACTCAAATGGAACGGTATTGTAAGCTTTACCACGGTACTCTCCTCATAGTACTTACTGTCTGTCTAAATGTCCACATGATTGAAAACATTTCCAAACTGTAAATTTATTGTATTGCAGCAAATAGGTTCACCTATCCGCCTATTGGTAAATCCCTGAAAAATCTGAAAAAAATAAAAAATCATTCTAAAAAGTAGTTCTAAAGCTAACAATCGAATGATTTGGTATTAATTAGGCAATCCCTGAAAGACCCCCGAGAGAGTCTTTCCGTGAGTGTCTAGGGCTTTTTGACCTGCTGCTGCTTGAATCTTTCCTGCTTCTGCCGTTGCTTCTTGTCCCACTTGTGGAACTCACTAAGAAGCCACATAAGGGCTAGAAAGACCAAGAGAACAGAGAAGTAGAAGGCGGCTAGAATGCCGCTCCCCTTAGCCATTACCGATACAGATAAGTTACGCCATCAACCTCGGTGCTGGTGTAGTCCATCTGAAGGGCTACATAGTCCAGCGTTATGGTCATGAAGCTTGGCAAATCCTTAGGAACCTCGTAACAGTCATAGACCATCTCGTCCATGTACTCCTCGAAGTAGCTCTCACGGATAAGCGAGGCGGGATACCAATCACCGCGCCACTGCTCATCTCCGCCACTGCCTCGAAGGTCAGCCATAAGAACCTGAAGGGTTGCAAACTCGTCCCACTCCTCGTCTGTGCCTTCCCACCCTTCGTCCGTGCCTTCCTCGTTTCCGAGCATGGCTTCTAGTTCTTCGTAACGCTCAATAAGGTCACGCACATCAATTACATCATCAAAGTTGTTTAGGGTCGCGGTAGTTTTCATTTGAAATACTCCAAAGGGATACAGAGCGAAAATGCTCCCCTTAGTCCCCACCGAAGTAGAGACTAAAGGTTTTACTTTCTGGTTACTGAATGGAAACTATTAGGGTTCACTGTGGTGTGGATAACGTGACCCACACCCCTCGCACTGCGAATAACCCCAGTGAGGCTGAGAGTAAAGAGGCTCGCCACATCGTGTGCAGCTTTCGTCCTCGTCTAGTTGCTCGTCCTCGTTGCATTCGTCTTCGTATTCGTAGTTTTTCATTTGGTTAGTCCTCATTCTGTGTAAATTGCTCCACGAATTCCTCTACACGGTCATTCAGGCACTTATGTGCAGCCTCTAAGCCCGTCAAGCGTTTTTGATAGTACTCAAGAGCTTGAATAAATGCGATTTGTTCACTGTCCGCCCTTATTCCAAGATTCATGCCTCGAGTCGTATCAAACAGCCAATATCCATCGCGGCATTTTGTTAGCGTCAGGGTTTGAGTCTTGAAAATTTGTTGATTTGTCATAGTGGTGATTCCTCGAAGTTGTCAGGGTTGAACTTAGGCACTCTGTGCCCCTTGTCTAGCGGGTTAGGGAATGGCGGGAACGGATACGACATTATTTAAACGCCCACACCATGAAGGGCAAACCGAAGCCCACCACTAGAACTGCTGCACCTTGTAGTTCGTCTTTGGTGAAGTGATAGAACGGGCGCTTAGTCGTGAAGATGTTGCGTGAGAAGTCGGTGCGAAGTGAGTTGTTCATGCTGTGTAATCCTTTAAACCTTTAGTCAAACAAACCTGAGCACATCCGTTCTCTCGAACTGTGTGCCTCTCGTATGAGATAGGGCCCTCATACTCCAGAAAATCCCTTTCCGAACATTCCACAATGTCTGGTTCGTCTAGGTCGTAGTCAACAATAAAGAATCTGAGTGTTGTGTCCATCTTGTGCCCCTTAGAGTTTCACGAAAGAACGAGAAGCCACCACTTTGCCGCTGAGTCGGTGCGTAATGAACGCCTGTGGTGAACATGCTGCCAACCATGAGAGTGCTTCGCGTTTAGTCCACGCTGTGCGGTTGGTTCCGTATGAATCCTGAATTTTGTACATCTTGTTTCCTTTGAGTTACTTGTTCATCTCATGCGCCATCCAGCGCAGTAGAACAAAGAGCGAGAAGCCAACAAATGCTGTGAGAATCATTGCGCCATAGATTGCTTGCGGGTTCATGTTGTATTTCCTTTACATCACACCAAAAGCGGTGTTCTAAGAACTCCCCACTAGAAGCCCTTAGAACAAGGCTTTCACCTTGTCGTCACTCTTGTGGGCTGCACTCTGTGACACTTAGCACCTTCGTAGCGGCTAAGAACTAACCCCCCAAATTTCTTGAGGGATGAATTAATGTAGCAGGTTTTTTAGTCTTTTTCCACACTTTGTGAAAATATTTCTGTTTCGAGGGTAATTACTTATCGGAAACAGTCGCTAAGTGCCGCTGGTGTCAAGCTGTCATGTGTGCTTGTAGTTTGTCCTTGTGGTTCTCGCTAGGTGTTGTTAAGAGTGCTTGTGAGTTACTGAACGGTAACTGTTGAAGGAAGGCTCTAGAAGGCTCTAGTTGTGTTGTAGGCTACCTGTGTATTCGCTGAGTGTTTTAAGGGCTTCTAGCGTGTTCTGAAGGTGTTCTGAAGGGTTTTGGGAGGATGTGAGTTCTCCACGGTGAAAAAAAAGCAACCGATTACCCTATTACGGTTTTAAACGAGAATAATTCTCATTACCGTTTAGGTCATCGATTGCTATAAATACGTGGTGCGCTGCGTGTCATCTGATAGTTAATCCCCTGTTTATCCCTTATGAATCAACCACTTAGCGCGTTCATGCTGTCACAATGGGCACGAAAAGGGCAAACCTATATGCGCCAGCGCGTGTGTGCGTGTGTATGCGAGCGTGTGCGCGACCCACGAGGGGGGATTCGCCAGCCATTCAAGCTCGAGTCCTCAAACAAATTTTTCTACTAAAAAAATCCCAGCCTCTTAAGGTGTCCCCATCCCTCCCGGTGACCCTATTAGTGAATCTATAGGTATCAATATGTTTAATTGGAGTTTGCCTATAGGTATCAATAGGATGTCTTGAGGGTTATCTTTAAGTAGGGGACTACCAAGTCCCTCTATCTAAAGTCTATCTTAAGGATTCCTATGGTCATCTCTTACTCATCTTCAGGGAGTCCATAGGATTCCTTAAGGGTATCTCTAAGGGGATAGGTCTAGGGGTACTCCCCTCTCAGGGAATCTTCAGTCTCTTAATTTCTCGGATAGTCAGTCCCCTCCGGGATTCCCTATCGTCTCATTAAGGGTCTCCCCTTCCCACTCCCCTATAGAGGTTGGTAATTGAATCCTACTACCTAAGTCCTACATTATTACTATGCCAACTAGGTCTTTTGGTCGGTTTACCTATGGCATTCTTAATAAAGTTTTTCAGTTCATCCTTTAATAAGGAAGACTTAATCTGAGAGACAGCCTTGTCATTGTCCCGAGCCATGTGCTCAGTCCAGTAGTTCACGGCAATCGCTAGGGCATCTAATCGGTCATCATGAATGAGTGACCCACGGTCTTTCGTGAGGCGTGTCATCTGGTAGAACAGGGCGTACTTAGGGTCTCTAGCTGTGTCGTGGTCTTTCTGGATTAGCTTTTGGTCAACGATGAGTCTATGTGTAGACATCACAGGTTCCAGAGTATCGATGATACGGTGTTCCTTTTGTTGACTGTGGCGTACTTCTTCCACGGTACACGGGTAGATGCGCCCTAAGACTGGCTTGAGGAGTTGAGTGAACATGCCATCACCGAAGTTAGATTCAACTACGATGAGTTTGACTTGGTTCCTCTTAGCGGTCTCTGCAAGGTGAATGAGAGTTGCCTCTTCATAACCCCCTGAGATACCTCCTCCGTCTGTCAGGTAGAGGTTGCCTGTGAGCATCTTTACTACAGCGTAACCAGTTTCGTCTTTACCACGACCACTAGGGTCAATGGACATGACAGCACCGGTGTACTCATGCATGTCATCTGAGTGCCACATAGGGCGGTAGTAACGGTCACCTGTAAGGGCTAGTGTAGGTACATCAGAGATACAGAGTTCTGGTGAGGTAGCCCAAGCCACCTTCATGTGAGCCATTGTTGGGTTCAAGTTCTGAATGATGAGGTCAGAGATTTTCAAGGGATACCTATCGGCATCACTTAAGGTTGTATCCAACATGAACTGCATGGAGTAACCAGACTTACCGTAGGACATCTTACGTTCCATCAGGTCTTCCATGCCGAAGCGTAGAGGGTCTGTTGGTTGTCCTACTTTGGTTGGGTCAGTAGAGAGTATCTTCACCAGCATGGGAGCAAGAGCACCCTTGTAGGATTCGACCTTCTTCAGTTCAGGGAACTCAGCAGTCCATACACGCATCACGTAGCCACGCTCAGGGAGTTGGTTGTACAAAGACATCTCAGTCTGGGGTGTACCCAAGTAGATGATTTTGGAACTCTCAAGAGGCTTCAAGATAGCGTCAAATTCCTTCACGAGTTCTGAGAGCTTATCTCGAGCAACCTGTGTGGCTGAGTTGTTGATAACCTCAATGTCATCCGCAATGATGATGTCTGCACGGGAACCTGTAAGCTGACCAGTGATACCGCAAGACTTAACTGAGGGTGAATGGTCAGGTAGTGCTGCACCTACGTCAAACGAAAGCATGGAGTCACGTTGACCTTCAGTTGCTTTCAGGTGATGCAAGATGGGCATCTCGTTAATTAGTCGTTTAACAAAGGAGGCGAAGGCATCAGCCCTCTCCTTCGATGCTGAGACCACCAAGATTTTCTTCTGGGGGTCGTTCAGTAATATCCAGCAAACGAATGCGGAGGTAATCCAGCTCTTACCGACACCACGGAACGCTTCAATCACAGCCCTCTTAGGGGAATTCTGAAGGTAATTAGCGATGTCGTATTGAACTGGAGTAGGGTCTGGAAGGTTAAGGGTCTTCCAGACCAGATACATGAACTTCCTGAAGTCTTGTTGTACAGGATGTAGAGG